CAGTTGACAGTTCAGCTAACAGCGCTACCGGAGGCGCTAAGCATTGCAGTAGGTGACGTAGTAGAGCTAGAGCATGACTCGTTGGGCTGGACGGGCGCGGCGATACAGGATTTCCGCGTTCTGAACATGCAGTTGCAAGAGGACGGCGAAGTTAAGCTGACCTTGCAGGAGTACACGAACGTCTACACGTGGCAGGAGGGGCCGGAGGAAGATGATTCTCCGGCTACTACGATCCCTAACCCGTTTGACGTGGAGCCACCGAGAAGCCTTACTCTTAACGCTGGGGCAGACGAAGCGGCAGACGGTAGCGAGATACCGTATTTGCAAATCAACTTTTTGGCGGCTCTTGATGCTTTTGTAGTCGAATACATCATCAAAGTTCAGCCTAGTGGATTTCAGCCCTCTGAGGTAAGGATTACGACAAGCAACCTCACGGCGGCACAGAAAGCCGGTACAAGCGCGATTACCTATTTGGTTCAGCCTGCGCTCGTCGCTACTTACACGGTGACGGTTAGGGCGGTAAATGATGCAGGCGTTCGATCTTCTGCCATAAGCAACAATATCGCGGTAACGGGCGATACGACAGCGCCTAGCGCCCCTACATGGAACAGCCCTGCGCTTTTCGCTGGAATCAAAAGCATGGGGCTAAGCTGGTCTAATCCCAGTAACAGCGACTTTGCGTACACCAAGATACAGCGCTGGACAGGCTCTACGTGGGTGACGATTCACAATCAATACGGCAGGCCATCGGATGATGAGAGCTTTGTAGACACAGGATTGGCAGACGCCACACTGTATTACTACAGGCTCATTGCCTACGATTGGTCGAATAACGCAAGCGCCGCCACTGCTTACCAGCAAGAGACAACGTTAGAGGCACCGCTAGAGACTGATGATTTAGAGCCGCGTTCTGCCGCTGGCTATCTTTACTACCAAACTCCAGCCAGCGCGGTGTCGACGCCGAGCGCCAGTGGATACAACTGGGATACCGGACTGTTTAGCAGTATCACGTCAGGCTGGTCACAAAACCCGCCACAAGTTGACCCTATCGGCGCGTCAGGCGCGTCATTAAAGTATTGGTCAGCAAGATGGTATATCGCTGAAACCACCTACAACGATGGCACTACTACTGCGGTAGTCAGCACGCCATTTAGCTCATATTTGTTCGATGGGCTGGTTACTTTCACAAACCTTGACACAGAGCTTGGCGATTCAGCCTCTAGCCTGATCACTACGATTGATGGCGGCTTAATCAAAACAGGCGTTGTCGATCTCGCCAATCAAAATGGCATGGCGATTCGGCAAGGAAAAACGTATTACACCGACCCAACAAACGGATTTTGGATAGGGAACAGTAGTGGCCCGAAAGTGGATGTTGGCGATACAGACAATTACCTGCGATGGGATGGCAACAGCCTCACGACTAGCGGACTCAAGGTTTTAGATGCTAACGGCCAAGTTATTCTTAATGCTGGCGGTGGCGGGATTGGCTTGGAAGGTGGCAGTATCATTCGCAATGGCGCATTCCGAGATAACAGAAAATCTAGCGCGGTTTATTTAACCAACTCTGCCAATACAGAAATCATCGACGGCTGGGAAGTTGCGGACAGTTCTTTTGGCTCTAGCTTTACGTCTTATTGGGGGATACAAGGCGTTTTCCAGCTTGCAAGCAACCATGCAATCAGAACGCAAAACAGGTTCCCAGTAGAGTTTGACGAAACGCTATATCTTGCGGTCAACAATTTTATGCCAACAGGAAGCACTCGCGCATGGACAGTGCAGGTCCAATTCCAAGACGCAAATAATAATTTCGTTGACCAAGTCAGCGTTGCCTATAACAGCTCGCTATGGGGCGACACGGCTCCAACTGCTGGTACGCGGCAAATCAGCCAAGCAGTGATTCAAGTACCGAACAACAGCAATATAAGAACGTGCAGAATTAGGCTGGACGGCAATAACGGCTCTAGCTATGTCAATATCTGGAATGTGTACCTTGGTAGGTCACCCAGCCAGATTACAGGCAAAACGATCGACAGTTACATAGCAAATCTAGCTGTAGACACGTTGAAGATTCAAGACAACGCTGTAACCGTTCCGGCAACGATCCAATATGGTACGTCTGGCTATTTCTCCAACAGCGTAGAAACAGCTGTTAGCGGGACAACTTTGGCGGTCAATTTCGGAAGCAATGTGCCAGACAAGGTCATTTGCCTCGCTTTGGCTGATTTAGGAGCTTCGGCGCTAGGAGGTGATTGGGCGGCGGCTACTTTGAGGCTCCGGTATAACACCACCAACTCTACGAATATTTTCGGCAGTGGCGTGATTCAAGGCGTTCAAATAAATTCAAGAAAAGGCGCGGCGCCATCTTTAAATCTATCGACTACAGTTAACGGGTGGTCTGGGACTCGATATCTTTTTCTGACCATGGAAGTGACAGGAGAAACAGGTAGTGCTACGGGCTGGTGGCGCGTAGAAGATGCAAACATTAGCGTTTTAGGGGCTAAGAAATGAGCGCTCAAGTTACCTACGTTGCGTACACAGAGTCAGGACAAATTACCTCTATCGTCAAGGGGCCGAGAGCCGCTATCGAAGCTCCAGACGGCTTATATCTCGAATACGAAGGGGAAGAAGAAGTAAAGGTAGATTGGTATGTCTCAGGTCAAGAGGTTTTGCCGAAACCAGAACAACCAAGCGCAGAGTATGTATTCGATTATTCGGCGGGTCAGTGGGCATTCGATCTTGAGCTTGCCAAAATCAAAAAATGGGATTCGATTAAGACGCAGAGAAACGCGCAGGAGTTTGGCTCATTCCAGTGGGGCGATTACACGTTCGACTGCAACGAGGTGTCTCAGAGGCGCATACAGGGCGCTGTACAGCTGGCGGCGATTGATTCTGACATGACGTTAGAGTGGACGCTTTCTGATAATTCAGTGCAGATTTTCACGGCGGCAGAGTACATCCAGATTGGTCAGGCGCTTGCTACTCACGTGAGCCAATGCCATGAGCGTGGTAGAATATTGCGTCAAGAAATCAACCAAGCCGCTACGGAATCAGAATTGGAGGCAATCGTCTGGTGAGCACAATATATCTAGTTCAAGGCGATACTGGGCCTCAAATCTTCATCACTGTGACCGAAGAAGGCACAGGAGAAGCGATTGACGTAAGTGGCGGCTCAGCGGCGCTCAAGGTTCGCAAAAAAGGCACAGAAACCCTAGCTTTTACACTTACAGCTACCGACATTGGCGACAACCTTGAAGGCGGTAAGCTGTATTTCCTGCTTACAGGCGGTCAACTGGCAACTATCGCGGCTGGCAATTACGAAGGCGAGATTGAGCTAACCCTTGGATCGGGTGTTGTCGAAACCGTTTATGAGAGAGTCGATATCGTTATCCGAGAGGATTTCTAATGGCTAAACTTAAGCGGACAATAACCAGCTTAAGGCCGATATTTTCGTTTAGTAGTCTCCGGCCTTTAATCGGGACTATCAAAGTTGGTTTCTTTCTTATCATAAGAGCGTTTTCGGATGCCGCAAGCGTAACGGACGCTGAAGCCAAAAACGTAGGAAAAAACACAGCTGACGCCGCAGGCGCTTCAGACGCGGACGCAAAAGCCGTTGGGAAAGTTCCGCAAGACGCAACAGGCGCTACAGACGATCAAACAAGCCAGTTTGGCAAGGTTTCGCAGGATGCGGCGGGATTTGTAGACTCTGAAACAAAAGATTTCGGCAAGAACATCACCGATATCCCGCTGGTTACGGATGCAGATGCCAAGGCGGTAGGCACCCTTAGAGCGGATGCTATCGGAGTCGGAGACGAGCCAAGCAACCAGTACGGGAAAAACCTTACTGATTCTGCGGCATTCGTTGACGAAGTACAGAAAGCATTTGCACGGGCGTTCTCAGACGAAGTGCCAGTGACTGAGGCGCAAGTAGTAGCGTTCACTAAATCGCTGACAGAAAACCCCAGCACATCCGATTTGTTCGTGTTCGACTTGAGCCGGACCATTGAGGACTCTGCTGATATTACTGACTCTAACGTAGTCGATTTCGTTAAATACAGAAATGACGTTATCGGCACAACTGACGATCAGCAATATTCAATCAGCAAAGCCCTGAGTGATACAATGTTTGCCACAGACGACTCCAATGGAGCCGCTGTTGGTGACGATCAAGTTGCCAGTTTTTTCAAGAATATCACCAATTTAGGGTTAGCGGCTGATGCTCTGGAAAATGGATTCGGGAAAGTAGAGGCAGACTCGGCTACAACAAGCGATTCTGGCTCGACTTTTAAACAAAGCTACTGTGACGTGACTTACTTTGCGGAGGAGTACGTTGGAGAAGCTTCAACCTTTTGAGGTGATTTATGGAAGACAATCTGAAATTGCGCGGTGATGTTTTCATTGTCGTCAAAGACAAAGACGGGAACATCAAAGAGGAGCGAAAGGAAGAAAACCTAGTGGTATCCGCTGGCTTGAACTTTATCTGCTCCCGAATGAAAGACACTACTGACGGCGCTATGTCGCACATGGGCCTCGGCTCTGGCACGACTGCGGCGGCGGCTGGCGACACTGACCTTGGCTCTCTGCTTGGCGCTCGCGAAGCACTGGATAGCACTACGGTCTCAACTAACACCATCACGTACGTTTCATCTTTTGAAGCGGGTGACGCTACTGGCGCGGTGACCGAGGCGGGAATCTTCAACGCTTCAACTTCCGGCACCATGCTATGTCGTGTGGTTTTTGCGGCAATTAATAAAGCCTCAGATGACACAATGGGCGTAACTTGGACAATAACCCTTTCCGCAAGCTAAGGTATAGCAGGGCGCTCTTATGACGATTACAACTCGTGAAACTACGGCGACAGGCGTAACTAATAAGGGCGCTCCGCTTACTAACGCAGAGCTTGACGCTAACTTTATTGACCTTCTGCAAAACAAGGTCGATGTCTCAGGCGCGATCATTTTCGCGGCTAAAGCAGGCGAGGCGCTAAGCAAAGGTGACGTAGTTTACGTTTCCGGCGTAAGCGGCAATGAGCCAGTAGTCTCTAAGGCTGATGCTGACGATGTCTCTAAGATGCCTGCTTTTGGCTTGGCAGAGGCAGATGCGAATAATAACGCGGCGGTCAATGTCGTTACGTTTGGCACGATCTACGATCTAGATACGTCTAGCTTTGGTGCAGGCGATACCGTTTATGTATCGACCACTGCCGGAGCTATTACGGCCACTGCGCCAGCGGGTGAGTCATCGCTCCTACAGAACATCGGCAAAGTGATCCGATCCCATGCGTCTGCGGGTTCGATCAAGGTAGGTGGGGCAGGCAGGACTAATGCAACGCCTAACCTAGATGACGGCAATGTCTTTATCGGCAATAGCAGTAATCAGGCGGCGGCTAGAGCGCTAACAACGGCAGATATTCAGTCAGGCACCTTTGCGGATGCGCGGATAGCCGAAAGCAACGTAACGCAACATGAGGCGGCGCTGTCTATTACTGAGTCGCAGATTAGCGACCTGCAAGCCTACCTGACCGCAGAAACTAACGATCTATCTACTGCCGTAACATGGGCAAACGTACCGGACGCTAATATCACGCAATCAAGCGTGACACAGCATCAAGCGGCGCTGTCTATTACAGAATCACAAATCAGTGATTTGCAGTCTTACTTGACCGCAGAGACAAACGATCTGTCTGCGTCTGTAACGTGGGCTAACGTTCCTGATGCAAACATCACGGAATCAAGTGTTACGCAACACCAAGCGGCTTTGAGCATCACGGAATCACAAATCAGTGACCTTGGAAGTTACGCCACGGTGGATGACGCTACAGCATTAGCAATCGCATTAGGATAAGTTATGGCAAACACATTTAAGAATGCGGCTTTGACAAGCGTTAATAACGCCGCTTACGACACGCTCTACACTGCGCCATCGTCTACTACGACGATTGTGCTGGGCCTAGCACTCGCAAATAAAACAACGCAAGCCGTAGACGTACAGGTGCAGTTTTCAGATTCATCTGGGGGAACAACGCACCAGCTTCTTGAGAACGTTTCGATACCCGGTCAAACGACCCTTGAGACGCTATCAGGCCAGAAGTACGTGCTAGAAACCGGTGACGCTTTGAAAGTGCAGGCAGGCACCGCATCCGCGTTAGACGTTGTGCTTGGAATCATGGAGATCACCTAATGCCGTTTCTTGGTAAGACACCTTCACAGATTGTAGACCCCGAAGTAGACATTGATGGCGGCACTATTGATGGCGTCTCTATTGGCTCGGTAACTGCCGATGCGGGTGCGTTTACCAACTTAACGGCTACTGGAACGCTGACGCTACCTGATGACGGTATATCGGGTGATGACGTGAACGGCGGGACGATTAGTAACTTTGCCTCTACGGGCATCGACGACAACGCTACGTCCACGGCTATCACGATTGCTTCTAGTGGTCTTGTTAATCTTAGCGGTTCCATAGAGGCTACTACGGCTTATCGAGCATACGACTCTGTAGGTGCGTTGTATAGAAACGTTCTTAGGTATTCCAACGGCAATGTACGCCTTGAAACAGGATCGAACGGTACAGAAGCAATAACAGCTTTTACAGCCAGCCAAGAGCGCATGCGTATCGACTCCGCAGGAAACGTGGGCATTGGTGTGGCTCCAGAGTCTTGGAATACCTACACGCCTGTTCAAGTTCAGCAAGCGTCTTTGTCTAGTTTCACTAACGGCGATGCTCGGCTCACCAACAACGCCTACTATAATGGAGGCTGGAAATACATAGACTCTAGACCAGCTACTCAGTACCTGATGGACGCAAGCAACGGTATACATACTTGGTCTACAACAGCCTCAGGCACGGCAGACGGAGCAATAACGTGGGCTGAGCGTATGCGTATTGACAATGATGGATACACAAACATCAAAGTCCCCTTTACTACCAGTATGCGATTAATGCGCCAAGGTGCAACAAGCGATGCACAGACCAGTGGAATTGTCTTTGGCAATGACTTCTCAACTAATGGATTAGGGATACTAGCGTCGGCCCAAACTGGGTTTCGATTTAAATCAACGACAGATACATCTTCTACAGGGCCTCTAGGAAGTGCGATTTCGACAGATTTAATGACCATCAAAGCCTCAGGAAACGTGGGCATTGGCACTACGAATCCTTCTAGTAATTTAACAGTAGTAGAAGGATCATCTGGATCGTCAGTAGTTGTTGGTGAGTTTATTAATACCTCATCTGCTGTTAATGGCAC